TGTTTTTTACTCTTTTTTTACATTTCTATTTAACATAATATTACTTTTTACACATACTTACACATACTTATACATACTCTATTTTCGCAAAATTCAACATTTAGCTTTTTTAAAACTAGTACTTTTTATGTGTGTTTTTACACTTATTTATGCTCTGTATCCCTTGCTATGAGCGGAAGAAAACCTAGAAAACCCAGTGGGTTATTTAATAACCTAGAAAACCTAGTGGGTTATTTTAAAACCCAGAAAACCTGATAGTGTTAGTGTTAGTGTAAGTGTAAGTGTAAGTGTAAGTGTTAAGAATAGATAAACTTAAACCTAACCCTACCCTTTCCTTTTTTGGATTTGGTTTTTATGGGATTATATAAATTCAAAACAAGCTGAATTAGAAATCGTTAATTAATCAAACGAAACCATAAACAACAAAAAAAACAAAATGAGCAACACAAGTAAAACTTTAGAAGCTATCAGAACAGCTCTTGGAATGGAAGTGAAATTGGCGACAATGAAACTTGAAGACGGAGTAACGGTTATCGAGTCTGAGAACTTTGAAGCTGGAGAATCTGTAGTTATCGTAACTGAAGACGAACAAAAAATTGCTTTGCCAGAAGGTGAGTACATTCTTGAAGACGAGAGAGTTCTTACGGTATCTGAGGAAGGAATCATAGCTTCAATCGAAGACAAGAAAGAGGAGGAAGCACAAGAAGAGGAAGTAGCTCCAGAGGTAGAAGAGGAAGTAGCGGCATCAGAGTCTACAGATTCTACACCAGCTACACCTAAGAAAATTATCGAGTCAGTTTCAAAAGAATCATTTTTCTCAAGTGACATCTTAGAAGCAGTTAGCTCTTTAATCGATTCTAAGCTCGAAACTTTTAAAGCTGAACTATCTACATCAGAAAAGGTAGAAGATGCAGTAGAAGAGACCGCAGAGGTATCTGAGGACATCGTAGAGGAAACTCCAGAAGTAGAATTAGCAGAAGTAAAAGCAATTGTACCTAATCCAGAAGCTGGTAAAGTAGAATTCAAATCAGAAGCTAAGTCTTTATTAGGATTCTTAAACAACAGAAAATAGTAACAAATTAATTAAACAAATAAACAAAAAAATGGCAACAAATTTAACAGTAAACTCTAACTACGTAGGACAAGTAGCTGGAGAGATTGTAGGAGCATCTTTCAAAGAAGCTGACACAATCGGAAAAAACCTAGTAACGGTTCTTCCAGATGTAGATTTCCAAGTATCTCTACGTAAAATTTCTTACTCTAACGGACGTACTGACTACTCTTGTGGTTTTACACCAGAAGGAGCTGTGACACTTTCTGAGAAGTTAGTTACACCTAAGAAAATCAAAAACGAACAAGAAATCTGTAAAGAGGACTTAAGACAAATCTGGTCTTCAGCTTCTATGGGATTCTCTGCTCACAATGACAACTTACCAAAAGACGTTGAAGCGGCTCTATTAAACGAAATCTTAGGAGATACTGCTGAGGCTACTGATGCTGATATCTGGCAAGGCGATGCTTCTAACGATGGTTCTTTTGACGGATTCACAACTTTGTTTGCAGCTGACGCTGGAATCATTAAAGCTGGAAACGGTATCACTTCTTTAGGTGCTGCTGTAACAAAAGCTACAGTTGTCGCTGAAATCGAGAAAGTTCTTAACGCTATCCCAGTTTCTTTGAGAAGAAAGAAAGATTTAGTTATCGGAGTATCTAACGATATCGCTTTAGCTTACCAACAAGCATTAGTTTCTGCTGGTATTTCTAACGGTTTAGGAGGTGCTGATATGGAGCTACGTTACGGAAGCTACAAATTAGAAGTAATTAACGGATTGGCTGACAATACTTTTGTAGTATACCAAGTTAAAAACCTTTATTTTGCGACTGGATTGATGGCTGACCACAATGAAATTCGCATCAAAGATATGGATGAGAGCGATTTGACTGGAATGGTTCGTTTTAAAATGGTTTATACTGCTGGTGTTCAGTACGTTAACCCATCTGAAATCATCTGGTACTTAACTACTACATAAGATTAATAATTAACTAATTTAAGAGGGGAGGTAAAGTGCCTTCCCTTTTTTTATAAACACTTAAAAACAAATAACTATGTCGTGCGACCTTACAGCTGGAAGAGCTGAATTATGTAAAGACCAAGTTGGTGGATTAAAGGCAATGTATTTAATCAACTATGCAGATATTACATCTGTAGCATTAGATTCTGACGAACAAATCGACACTATTACTGGTGCTACTACAATCAACGCTTTCAAATACGAATTAAAAGGACAGAATAACCTAGAGCAAACGGTTACAACGTCTAGAGACAATGGAACTACAGCAGTAGAGCAAACGCTTACAGCGGTTCTTAAATCTCAAAATACTACAACTCACAAAGAGTTAAAAATGCTTTCTTACGGTAGACCTAGAGTCATCGTTGAGGACTACAACGGAAACTACTTCTTTATGGGAGAAGAGCACGGTTGTGAGTTAACAACTATGGCTATTTCTACTGGTACAGCTATGGCTGATTTGTCTGGATATACTCTTACGCTTAGTGCGATGGAGCGTACTCCAGCTCCATTTATGGATGCTTCTGATGAGGATGGTTTAGTTTCTTTAGGACTTACTATTGTTTCTTAATCTAAACAAATTTACTTTGAAACCCTTTGCTTTAATTAGTGAGGGGTTTTTTTGTATTAAACAATACGAACTTTTAAACGTTAATTAAGTATGATTATACTAAAAGAGATATCTACAACACAAGAGTTTAAAATTATACCTAGAGCTAACGAAGCTACTAGCATAGTTATTAAGGGTTCTGAGGGTTCTGAAACTATCTCTTTTACACCTTCTTTTTATTCTTACTATATGGTGGTAAGTGGTATCTTTAACTTAAAGGAAGGTAGACAATATTCGTTCGATATTATGAACAATTCTGATATCGTATACAAGGGTAGAATCTTTTGTACAAATCAAGACATAAATAACTACTCTATTAACAACGGAGACTATACAGAAACGTCTTCAGATAATGACTTTATTATTTTATAATGGGAAAAAACTTACACATTTTAGAATTGGCTACATACGAGAAGCCAGAGGTGGTAGAATCTACTACTAAGGATTGGGTAGAATACGGAAAAAAGAATGATTATTATGAATTCTTGATTCAGAGATATAAGAATAGTACTACTTCTAATGCTGTTATAAACAACGTAGCGAGACTTATTTACGGAAGAGGTATAGATGCTTTAAATTCTAGTAAAAAACCTAATGAGTACGCTTCTTTGAAGGCTATGGTATCGCCTAAAGTATTAAGAGGGATAGCTTTAAATTTCAAGATGTTAGGTGCTGGATACTTCCAAGTACTTTACAACAAGAATCACACTAAGATAATTAAGATTGATTACTTACCGACTCGTTTAATTAGAGCCGGTAGATGTAACGAAGAGGGTGTTATAGATACTTACTTCTATTCTGATAACTGGGAAGATGTAAGAAAAAATCCACCTAGAGCTATTCCAGCTTTCGGAACAAGTAAAGAGGCTATTGAGTTAGATGTAGTTAAATTTGACTCTGTAGATATGAAGTACTACAATGATGTAGATTGGCACGGCGGAATCCCTTATGCAGTCTTAGAAGAAGAGATTTCTGATTACCTTATACAAGACGTACAACAGGGTTTTTCTGGTACTAAAGTGGTTAATTTTAACAATGGTATCCCAGATGAGGAAGCTCAGAGACAGATATCTAACCAAGTAAAAGGTAAGTTAACTGGTGCTAAAGGCGACAAGGTTATTATAGCATTTAACGCTAACCAAGAAAGTAAGACTACAATAGAAGATATTTCTTTAGATAATGCTAGTGAGAGATTCACTCAGCTATCAAACGAATGTCAATCTAAGATATTAAACGCTCACACGGTTATTAGTCCAATGATTGTTGGAATAACTAACGAAAATCACGGTTTTTCAAGTAATGCAGACGAGATAGAAGTAGCTACAAAGGTTTTTTATAACCAAAGTATCTTACCTTTCCAAGATGCTATACTAGAGCGTATAGAAGAGTATCTAGCTTTTAATGGTTTTTCTTTGGATTTATACTTCAAGAGACTTAATTTATTAGACTCAGTAGAAGAGAAGAAACAAGCAAAAGAAGAAGCTAAAAAAGAAGAAGCTGTTAAGATGGCTAAACACTATGACGAGCTAGTGAGTCAGTTTGGAGAAGACGAAGACCCAGAGTGGGAGCTTATAGACTCAAGAGAGGTAGATTATGACCTGGAAGATGATTTTGACGCTCAGGTTAAACAATGGGAAGAGGAGCTTTCTAATAAGAAGCAGACTACATTATCTAAAATTTGGGAGTTTGTCTCTACTGGTACTGCTAGAAGTAATGCTAAAAGCGCACAAGACAAACAAGTAGGAGATTTATATTTCAAGACTAGATACAAATACGTAGGTAATCCTAATCCAGAAAGAGGTTTCTGTAAGTCTATGATGTCAGCAAATAAAATCTACAGAAAAGAGGACATAATTAATATGGGTTCTGCATCTGTTAACGCTGGATTCGGCGAAGCTGGAGCTGATAACTACTCGATTTGGTTGTACAAGGGCGGTGCTAGATGCCATCATAAGTGGCAGAGACTCACGTACTTAGCTAAGTCGGCATCAAGTATAGATGTAAAATCGCCTAAAGCAAACACTAAAGCTAATGGTGGTAACGTATCGCCTACACAAGCTCAGGGAAAGTATGGTTATGTAGTAAGTAATGATAGTAAGGTTAAGCAAATACCTAACAATATGCCGTTAAAAGGATTTAGTCCTAATAACCCTAATCTACCTTCAGACGTACAATAAACAAATTTAAACACTAAACAATGAACCCTTTATTTATATCACTAGAAGATATCCCTAAATTTACAGCTCTCAACGCATCAACTGATAAAGATAAGTTTTTGCAGTTTGTGGTTGTCGCTCAAGATATACACGTTCAGTCTATCTTAGGAAGTAACCTATTTGAGAAGATTAGTGCTGACATAGTAGCTGGTACTTTATCTGGAGACTATTTAGCTCTAGTGAACAATCATATTAAGAAGATTTTGATACATAAGAGTATGGTTGAGTATTTACCATTCGCAGCTTATTCTATAGCTAATTCTGGAGTATACAAAAAGAACTCAGAGAATGCTCAGACCGTAGACAAAGAAGAGATTGATTACCTAGTAGAAAA